GATGGCTACGTCCCTGTGGCGAGAGATCATCTTCCTTACGGAGGAGCACCTCAGCCACATTGGGCCACAGATACTCACGAGGTTCCCACCCCGGGAATACCTGTTGACTCAAAATCAGAGCCTCCTGGTCGGAGGCTAGGGGAGCGACGTCAAGACTATTACTAATCCATGGCGTCTGGTGTAACCAGCCCGTGGCATATAGGATACGATTGATCCAAGTGGCTCCTCTTTCAAAGCTGCGCACACGCTCGTCGCGTGTCCACGACCTTTCGATCGCGGGGCTTAGCCGCTCCTCGAGAGGAATGCCCAGAGGGTTCCAACCCAGCCCATAGGGCTCGGGTAGGTCAGCTATGAAACTGATCACCCTCCGCTGGCGAGGCTTCATAAGGATGAGAGCCCCGGGGCCGATGTTCCGACACAAGTCCACAAAGGACTCGTCCGAGCACCGACCCTTCCACTTAAATCCCTGAATCACCTCGTTAGGTGTGATCACCCGACCTGCGAAGTCGGCGACGTTCCTAGACACCAACCCTTTTGAGGTTGATGCCGGTACGCCGAGGGTTGTCATACGTGCGACATAGAGATTCGCTACCTCCATGTCGCCGAGCCACAAGTCATCACCTATGATGGCATAAGGCCACTTACCACCAACCTTCGGTTTACGAAGATCATGGAAGCACGCCTGTACCAATGAGTGATGCCAGAGTGTGAAACTGGCAAACACAGGATACAGACCCAGTGGTGCCCCAACAGTCCATGAAATGCGAGTTGTTGGCCCGCCTCTCACTGTGTTAAGGTACCAGTCTCCCCGACAACAGTCGCGGTAAAACTGGATCCAACGAGTGCTTACACCAAGACGGCTCATTAATTCGAGCTGTAGATCTAGGGGAATGTTATCACTAGCATTCGACAGATCCATGCTTATAGATGGATAACCGTCTCGTAGCAGCTGTTGAATTGCTTCAACGCCGGCATTCTGGTCGAACGTATAATCGTTCGGCACTCGTTTCAAGGCATCATACAGAGCATCACCAAGTGGCCGCAAGGCCATCTGGTAGAGTCTGTAAGGGTTAGCCGCAAACCTGAGTTTCATCCCAGGTTCTTGGATAAGAGCTATCACCCCCATCAAAGGGCGGTAGTCCTCTGCCAATGGCGGAGAACCCGACTTACGTTCATCCTCAAGATTACACTCAAGGATATCCCGTTCAATCGGGTCAATACCACGCAGTGTGCCTTGAAGGATGTCCATATTCTGGCTAGTCCAAGTGGCACGACGAGACAAACAGTCAAGTGAGTTTATAACTCCCTCGATGTCTGGCACGGTACGC